GGGATAGAAAATATTTTTGAACTTTATTCAAATAAACTTTATTTAAATAAAATCACTTTGATAGTTGACCAGCTCAATGGTTATATGTTAAACTATACATACAGTCGAGAAAGGAGTGATGTCAATTGAAAGTTACAGCGAGGTATCTCAAAGTCACTTATCAAGGTGTCGTACCCGAAACAGTCAAAGAGGGTGGACTAACAGAGCCACGAGAATTTATAACAGAGAGGACTAGATTGAAGTATGACAAGTTGAAAAATGAGGTACTAAAACATGTTCCGTTCAATGATGTTAAATTATTAACATGTGAGCATATGACAACTAAAGTGGACGTGCCAGTTCAGGTGGTACTAAATTATGGGTATATCGAATAGGAGGATATAATATGAATAAAGTTATTTTGGTAGGAAGAGCAACTAAGGACGCTGATTACAGAGGTGGAGAAAAGGCTTACGCTAGATACACTCTGGCTGTAGACAGATACGGTGAGGGTGCAGACTTCATTAACTGTGTTGCTTTTGGCAAGTCAGCAGATTTCGCTGGTAAGTATATCAAAAAGGGAACTAAGATTCTCGTTGAGGGTCACATCACTACTGGCTCATACACGGATAAGAATGGTAAGGTTCAGTATACCACAGATGTGATTACTGACCGTCATGAGTTTGTAGAGTCTAAGAAGTCATCACAGTCACAGGCACAGCCTGACCCCACAGAGAATTTGCCCTTTAACTAAGGACAAGCCTAAGTTTATGTTTGTGAATACTAGTATTTAAATTATACGATAGGGGCTGGCTGATAGACATATTATCAAGCTATGCCCCTATATCTAGCGAGGTGTCAATATGATAAGAGAGGATTTAACAGACCGTCAAGAGCAGGAACTTGACGATTTTTTATACACATTCAACAGAGGTGTCTTGACACCTATAAGGCGTAGAATGGGTGGCAAGAACGTCATAAATGATATTACCGAAGATTTTATCCTAAGTTGGTCTAACAACTGGCGTGACGTCAAAAATATGATGAAATGGCTTGTAGACCAGCCTACAATGTCTTATGTGTTGACAAAAGATTCGCCTATAGCACAGCAACAGTTTTCGTTAGCTCAAGAGAGAAGAAACGAATATAACATAGCTATGCTAGAAAAGATTGAAAATACTACACCATATACGGAAGAGTTCAGGGAGGCTGTTGGCAGTGTAGAAGAGGCTAAGAGGCGTTATAGACAACAGAATGATGATTTGCGTAAGGAAAAAGACGATTATTTCAAGACTAAGTACAGAGAGGCTTTAAAGTATGGTGAGGAAGAGTCTAGGAGAAGAGCTGACAAGTCTCACTTGGCTAACTGGAAAAGGGCAATAAAGAATACAATCCCTAATTTACAAGGCATTGACTCTGAGGTCTACAACTTCTTCATGAAAAAAGCCACGCCAGAACAGGTAGCTACAATGATTTCACAAGACCCATATGTTTCAATAGAGTACATGTATGAAGCAAGGAATCAGCCAATATATGACCCTGACATAGGAATGAGTGTTCAGGAAAGTAATTTAATAGAGGCTCTTAGGGAATGGTACTTACTTTTCAGCGAGGAACAGTAATATGAGTAAAAAATTTGCTATTGCAGATTTTGAGACTACCACAGACCCTGACGATTGCAGAGTCTGGGCGTGGGCTATATGTGACCTAGAAAATTATGAAAAACTCAGGGGTACTGACATTGACTCGTTCATGAGGTTAGTGTCAGACCCTATGTTTAACTACACAGTATTTTTTCATAATTTGAAATTTGACGGTGATTTCATTATGAATTGGCTTTTCAAGCATGGTTTCAAGTATGTTGAGTCAAGAGACGAATTATCCGATAAAACATTTACTTGTCTAATCGCTACTAACGGTCAATTCTTCACAATGGACATTATGTTTCAAAATCGTGGTAATTATAAAAATCAAGTGCATATACAAGACTCTTTAAAGATTCTGCCTATTCCTGTAAGGGATATAGCAACAGCCTTTAATCTCCCTATATTAAAAGGTGAGATTGACTATAAAGCCTATAGGGAGGTTGGTTATCAGCCCACTAAAGAGGAATGGGATTATATTGACAATGATGTTGAGATAGTTGCTAGAGGTTTAAAAGAGTTCTTTGCATTAAACCTCAAGAAAATGACTTTATCTGGAGACGCTTTATTTTCTTACAAAAAGTCAATCGGAGGTGCTAAACAATTTAACAGGTATTTTCCCAAACTAGACTATGACAGTTTCCTGAGACCGTCATACAAGGGTGGTTATGTTTACGTAAAAGAGGATAGACGAGGTGAGACTATAGGCTCAGGGCTTGTATTTGACGTAAATAGCCTCTATCCTAGTGTCATGTATAATGAACTACTACCCTATTATGAGGGTGTCTATTTTGAGGGTGATTTCGAGCCTACAAGTAAATATCCTTTAGCGATAATGAATGTGGACATATGCTTTGACTTAAAACCAAAACATTTGCCAACAATTCAGATTAAAAAGGGTTATTTGCAGTTTAAGGCTACTGAGTACCAGTCAACATCTAATGGAGACATAATCAATATGACATTAACCAGCGTGGATTTAGACCTTATAAAAGAGCATTATGACATATCATATCTTGAGATTATAGACGGTTATAAATTCATGGGTCGTAAAGGGTTATTTAAAGATTATATCGACCATTGGACTGAGGTTAAGATAAGAGCTGGCAAAGAGGGAAATAAGGCACTCAGATTTATTGCTAAACGTATGTTAAACTCGTTATATGGCAAGTTTGGAACTAACCCAAACGCTACATGCAAAGTGCCATATCTTGAGGACGGTGAGGGTATAAAGTTTTACACAGGAGAGGAAAAGACAAAAGACCCTGTATACTTGCCTATGGCTAGTTTTATAACAGCCTACGCAAGAAAAAAGACCATAACAACTGCTCAATCGGTTTACGACAGGTTTATATACTCTGACACAGACTCAATTCACATTGAGGGTACGGAAATACCAGAGGGGCTTGAAGTTGACGATTTTAAGCTAGGTGCATGGGCTTTAGAGTCAAAGTTTACAAAGGCTAAATTCCTGAGACAAAAGTGTTATGTTGAGGAAATTGACGGTGAATTGGAGGTAACAGTTGCAGGTATGCCTCCACAATGCCACAAGCACGTTACATTCGACAACTTTAAGCTAGGGTCAAGATATGATGGTAAATTAGTGCCACAGCGAGTTGACGGAGGCATTGTGCTAAAAGACATAAAATTCACTATAAAAGCCTAACAAATAGTGGACTAAACAAGGGTTTACAGTGTATAATTGACCTATAGGGAACTTGGGATTTAATGTCAATTAGCTATGCTTGAGTGTAATGGACGTGGCGAGCGTACTCAACATGAAGTAAATTCCACTTTACCGTTGACAATCCCTCTTTTCCCTAGCTTGAGGGGAGATTTATATGGCAAATGACAATATATTTTTTGACGCTGACAGGACGTTATCACACAACAGGTTATTTAACTGGGTGATAGGTGCAAGAGGTGTTGGCAAAACATTTAATTCTCTTGAATATGCTATAAGGCGGTATAAAAAGGGAAAAGGGCAGTTTATTTACCTGAGACGCTTTAAAGAAGAAATTAAGAACACTAAAATGGAAAAATTATTTTCACCTTTAGAGCGTGAGGGAGTTGTTGAGCATGTTGACTACAACAACGGTGCATTTTATTTAAAAGACGAATTAGAGCCATGTGGCTATGCCTTTGGCTTATCATCTACTGAAAAGTCAATGGCTTTGCCAGATGTAAGTCTAATAATCTTTGACGAATTTTTGATTGAAAAAGGCTACAAACGCTATTTGAATGATGAGGTTGAGACGTTTCTCAACTTCTATGAGACTGTGGCACGTATGCGTGATGTGCCAGTTTTATTCTTGTCAAATGCTGTTAGCTTTTATAATCCATATTTTGTGTACTTTGATTTGACTACACCTTTTAATTCAGAGTTCAAGAAAAAGGGTGAGCATTTAGTACAGCTGGTCAAGTCAGAAAAATATACCGAGGTCAAGAAACAGACTAGATTTTATGACATTATAGGCGATACAAGATATGCGGAATATTCTGTTGAGAATAAACCTCTCTATGATTATAATAGGAAGCAAGTTGGCAGAAAAAGTAATAAAGCCATAAATCTTTTCAATATTAAAACAGAGCAGGGAGTTTATGGCTTTTGGTCTGATTTTGCTAACCAGCTTTTCTATATATCAAACGATTATGATGAAAAGATAGTCACATATTCGTTGCACACATCTGTACATGACAATGATGACATACTATTAAAGGGTAACAATTATCACATGAAGTTATTCAAAGATGTATTTTACAAAGGCTTATTATACTTTGAGTCTGCTAAGATACAAATGGTATTCTCAGACATTGTTAAAAAATTCTAGGAGGTACGAGAAATGGCTGATTTAGATGTAAAAGAAGAAAAACCAAAAGAAAACCCCATAAGGGGGATGATTGCTCAGGTTCTTGAGAAAAAGGACGCTGAGGGAGAATTGATGACACTAGTGTCAGACATGAAAGATGAAGTTGACACTATGGAGGCTACGATTGCTAATCTCGTTGACGAGGTTTCCAATAAAACAAATCAGATTGAGGACTTAAGGAGTGCTAATCTATCTTTACTCCGAAAATACGGTAGTATGCCTGATAACTCTACCAGACATGAGGACTCATTTGAGGAAGAAAAACCAAAAGAGATTTCAATGGATGAAGTCTTAAAACTTTTTTAAGGAGGAAAAACAATGGCAGACGGAAACAGAGCGATAATTGTGTCTAATGCAATTCGAGGCAATGCGTCTGATATGTTTCAGGATAGAGTGCCAGAGGCAACAGCTGAGAACATCAGACAGTTTTCTAAACCTATTCTAGAGTTTAGCCCATTGCAGAATGAGTTCATTTCTGGATTGGTTCAGCGTATTTGCGTTAGCGTAACAATGTCAAAGATTTACCAAAATCCTTTGGCACAGTTCAAAAAGGGTGCTATTCCACTTGGAACTGTAGCTCAGGAAATTTTTACTAACCCTGCAAAAGACGAGGGATTTAGTGGAAATGGTATCACTACAGTAGGTGGAGTACAGAAAACAGCACTCAACATCACATATCCCGACACAAAGGCACTTTATTACTCACGTAACAGAGAGAGTCAGTATCCAGTGTCGGTATCATCACAGCAGTTGCGTTCAGCATTTGTTTCATGGGAGGCACTTGATGACCTTATTGCTTCTATTGTAAACAGTATGTATTCAGGTGACAACATTGACGAGTTTACACTCATGAAACAGCTTTTTGTTGACGCTGTATCAAACAACATGCTTGTTACTCAGACAGTTGCTGACCCTACAGCTAGTGACGCAAACGCTAAGGCGTTTATCAAGGCTGTAAACACTGTATCTGGAAAAATGAGATTCCCTAGTGCGAACTACAACAGATACATTGAGCAGGAGGGTGCTACTGGTGAGCCTATCATCACATGGACAGAGCGTGACCAGCAGGTTATTATCATGCGTTCAGATGTTCTTGCGTCTGTTGAGCTTGACGTTCTTGCATTTGCATTTAATATGTCAAAGGCAGACTTTAGAGCTAGAGTCGTAGAGGTTGATGAATTTAATGGTAATGAAAACATCTTGGCTGTAGTTTGTGATTCTGCTCTTATCAGAGTTTATGACAACTTGACAGAAATGTCAGAGCAGTACAACGCTAAGGGTCTTTTCTGGAACTACTTCTGGAATCACTGGGAGACGCTCGCGCTTACTCTTTTTGCTAACGCTTGCGTATTTATTTCAGAGAGTGAGTCGTTGTTTACAATCGACATTGACGCTGAGTCCAGTGCAGACGCTACTATTACAGTTCCAACATCCGCAACAGCAGGCACAACTGTAAATGGTAAGATTAAGTGGGCTGATGGAACATCTGGAAAACTTCTCTTAGGTGAAACTGAACTTGAAGTTGGTCTTGACGGTTCATTCAGCTTTACAATGCCAGAGGCAGACGCTACACTTAAAGCTGTAGCTGACTAATAATTCATAGATAGGAGGGCTGTGCATGTCTTTTACACCCAATACAATAGTACATTTACTCAAAGTGCCACTAAACAATGACGGGGCGAATACCTTTACCTTTAGTGATAGGACTGCACAGTTCAACTATTTTATGAGTAAAAGAGTTGAATCCTTAGACTCATCAAGGTTTACTTATCAACGCAAAGACGGTATTATGAGAGTCAATGCTGTTGCTGAGGAATTGTGGGGCATAAACTATGTCATGTATCAAAATCACAACTTTGGCGACAAGTGGTTTTATGCCTTTGCGACAATAGAGTATGTAAACCCTAGTGTAACTAACATTCGTTTACAGACAGATTACTGGCAGACATTTTTGTTTGATTTTAGTTTCGGAACATGTCGTATTGACAGAGAAATTGTTAGGAAGTCTAACGACAAATTGTTTAACTATCATCTGCCTGAGCCTGTAGGGTTTACTCATTACTCATTAGACCCTGTCAGAAGTGGCACATATCAAGCCAGAGACTTTGCTGTTGGAGGTTGGGTGGTTGCCTCACAGGTAAACTTACAGACTTCACCAGCTAAGAGGTCTGGAGGTAATACCTACAATGGTACATACTATCCATTGTCAATGTATTTGACTAGAGGCAATGATAATGTGCAAGCTATTATTGAGGCTATAAATGCTTGTTATGACAATGGTGTCAATTATATACAGGCTATACCTAAATTCGCCTCAGACGCTTTACAAACTACAGAGGTTGTTGACGGGTCTAATACAGGTATAATAAGCACTAGAGACTACGTTACTACAAAGAGGTTTAATTTAAATCTATCTGTTCAGTTAGATAACGACATTTTAGACGGATATAACGTCAGAAATAGAAAATGTTTTAACTATACTTCTCTAATAGCGTCAAGCAATGGTGGAACTGGTCATGAATATGATTTGAGCGAATGGTTTGGAACGTCAACAGAGGAACATGACTATGAGATTGAGTTCATGGCTTACACCAATATAAATGAGGGATGTAATGTTTCATTTGTACCTTTTGGCTATAAAATGTCTACTGATTCGGATTTAAATTATGACGAGGGCTTTATTTCACAGACCTACCCTACAATGGGGTATATCATTGAAAAGTCCAACTATTTCCAATACCAGCAGGAAATACAGGCTGGTAGAATTGAGTCCTCCTCAGGGGGTGCGCTTGCACAAGCGGTTGGTTCAGCTACAGGATACGGTTTGACACTTGGTTTAGCAGGTGCAGGGTCAGGAGCGTCAGCAGGGTTCTTGTCAGCGTCAACAGCTAGTTTAGCAGGCGGAATGACGGGTACGACAGCTGGTATGCAGGGTGGTGCTGGTGCTTTAGGTCAGCTAGGTCAAAACGTAGCAATATCAATGGACTTGTCAAGACAGGGCAATGAGTTTGATAGAATGAGACAAGAGCAATACTTGTCAACGCCATATCAGTTTGGTGGCATAGCAGGCAGTACATCTACAGCGGTTGTTGCTGGTTATATCGAGCCTCATTTTTATTTTAAAGCCCCTCTACATGATGAAGTTAGAACTATGGACACATTCTTTGATATGTTTGGCTATTGCGTAAACCGAAATGGTGTTCCTAACTTCCGAACGCCTCGCAGACAAAAATGGGATTACTATAAATGTAGTAAAGTTACTTTTGATGAACAGAATTTACCACAAGAGGCTGTTGAGCATATAAGAAGTTGTATGGAGGGTGGCATGACCTTTTGGCATAACCCACAGACAAATACACCTTATGATTATTCTCAGAGTAACCCCGACGCTAGTTAATGGAGGATTGATATGAGAAAAAGAAACAACACTAATAAACAACAGGCTGTTGAAAACGCAAGGATATTTCAATGCTATTATGACTGGCTGAAAAATATCGCTCTGGCAGAATTTCAATGGCTTAATTTACCAGACAGTATGAATGAAAGGTTCTTAGAGTTGAGTCTTTATCAAAATGGTAAGGCTTTGATTGCACCTGATAAGAAGTACAAGACTGGTATAATAAATCTTAGGGCTACACCTAATGGACAGATGAACATATATGAAAACTTTGTTAGGTATCACGGTTATAGTATACAGTATGACGCTGAGTATGACGCAGATGAATGTGTATATGTTAGGAATAACCGCACAACAACTCCAACAGACCTTTATATCTATATGTGGGCTGAACGTCTAGCTAAGATAGAAATTGCTATACAGGCAAATATAAGCGTACAGAGATTTCCTATTATAGCAAAGACAACAGACGCTCAGAGAATGTCTATGGAGAATATGCTTGAAAAGTTTGAGGGTGGAGTTCCTTTTATAATATCTGATAAGTCGTTTGATGAATATAACAATATGAGCGTATTTAACACTAGTGTTCCTATGGTAGCACCTGACTTATTCGAATTAAAGAAACAGACTTTTAATGACTGTTTGACATTCTTAGGAATTAACAATGCCAACAATGAAAAAGCTAACAGAATGTTGGTGGACGAAGTTAATGCTAATAATGAAAATATTGGACTGGCTTGTGCCTCATTCTGGGAACAGCGAAAAGTTGCTTGTCTTGAGGCTAATGAAAAGTTTGGTCTTAATATAGATGTTAAAAAGAGAAACATCAATG